CATTACACCCCTTGCTTGGACTCAACGCCACGCTTGGGAACTGGCTTCGATACGCTGAAGTCGTACATAGACTCAACGCCACGCTTGGGAACTGGCTTCGATAGCCCAATTTTTAAGCCAAAAAAAAGGAGCGCCCGTAGGCGCTCCCGTTGTAGCAGTGTTACTTTTTCTTTCTACGGTTACCTTTAGAATCAAAACTAACCTGCTTACTGTTGGGCTTGGCTTTGCCCAGTCGATCAATATACATTGCTACTGGCTCAAGTAATTGATTAAATACTGCTATATCAAAATCGTCATACTTGGCTTTCAATTCATCAACCGATTTATCAGCTCGACTCTTAATTGATTTCAAGCGCTTGGCTATGAACTCTTCAGTAGGTGTTACTTGGCGCGGGGCAGACTGTACCTCTTCAGCCGACTTACTACCACCAGCAATCCAGTCAGCATAGCCCTTTGATATTACTTTGAGTGAGCGCCTTACTGATTTAACGTGGCTTTCCTTAGCAGTCTTTTTCTCAGCGCCTGTCATACCGTCGCGGTCGTTCATATATCGCCATACTGACTTAAACTTCATGCTCTTAGCGCCCCACATTTTCTCAGCTCTAGCGCACATCAAAGAAACCCACTCAGCTTCAGTACATGTACCTTTAGACTGTTTATCGGGGCTGAGTAAATCAGTAGGTATAAAGCCCTGCGATTGCAATAGCTGATAGTTAGCAATTGCGGTGGATTGTAAGTCAGTGGTAGCCTGCTCTACTGCTTTGATTCCATCAGCATGGTTATTAATTGAATCAATGATAGTGCTGTTTACTCTACCTGCTAGATCATATGTATAATTTTTCATTTTAGTATTTCCTATTTAATGGGGCGTAATGGCTCGCCCTATAGCCACAACAGCATCAGCGCTGTTGATAGTCACCATTATACATAATCCTACACATTTGTACAAGATCCTATAGGAACATGTTCCCTCTATTATGGGGTGTAGCGCTACACCCCCCACCCCCCGCGTTTTGTGTTTAGGAGTCCCACAGATGTATATATACTAATTTACTCAAATAAATCGCATTTTTCTGAAAACCCCCCACCTTGTTTAAAAAAGGCCTTGCAAAAAATTTTTTGTGTGTTACTTTCTAGAAGTGATCCAAATCTGAATAGGTTACGTATGGGGCGGCTTTTGGTAGAGGGAGAAACGAGTCACGTTGGACGTGTCGGGGAGTTCTTTGCCATATATAAGCTGGAGAAGTACGGTATAGAGTGTCACCATGTAGACCGATCCGGCATAGACTTGTGGTGCCAATCGTTAGACCAATCGTTATTCACAGTGCAAGTCAAATCATCAAACATCTGCCATTTCAACCAACACAACAAACGACCCGCTTTTTCCGGGTATGCTTTTAACTTACGTGCTGCTCACATTGCTGATTTCTATGTATTTGTGGCATTAGATATAGAACGTATGATTGTAAAACCTGTTGCAGAGCTAGAAGGAAAAACGCAGCTACGGTTAACCGCCTCGGATTTTACAAGGGAAGAAGAGTTAGAAGGTATGAGTCTACTTAGATCCTTTAAAAGGGAAGATCATCTTCAAAGTAAATGCAAACAAGCCCTAAGCTAGTAACTAAACAAGCAGACAATAGGAACATATCCGGATACATAGAATCTCCAGTTGGTAGTGTGTTTTGGGAATGCCGCCATTATATACCAAAGCAGGTCATACCAACACATGTATATTATTTATTTTTTGTATGATTTTTGGTAATGACTTGCGCTCTTTATAACTTTTTGGTATATATACGCCTACGGTTAATAACCTGCGACTAAAATATGACGATAAAGCTCGAGCCAGAGAATGGCGTACCAGTGTATGACGACGATCCTACCGTGGATTTAACAGTCCGTGCGCGTGCTGCTACCGTAACGGCAAAAGAATTAGAGAAAGAAGGGTTAGATTTGACTCCTACAGCTGAAGATGAGGCTGTAGCGAGCATGTTGAGCATGTCATACGCAGAAGATCCCGAAAAAACATCCAAAAAAGCTACAAAATCGCGTGTTGCAGAGTTAACACCGGCATCTTTGGTACTTACAAACAACATTTTGAGTGAATTTGGCCGTTCTGTGGTCGAATCTGCTACCTCAGTGCGACATTTGATAACAAATAAGCTGATTTTAGAGACAGAAAACCCCGATGCTAAGATAAGGCTTCGCGCATTGGAGTTATTGGGTAAAATTTCTGATGTAAGTTTGTTCGCTGAGAAGTCAGAAGTTACAGTTACACACCAATCAACAGATGATTTGAAGAAAAACCTACGAAAAAAGCTAGAAAAGCTCATAAATCCGCCTGAAGTTGATGACGACGCAGTCGTAATCGACGCGGAGACGGTAGATGAGTGAATTCACACAAGAAGACATCCAGCAAATGTTGGACAATCTTGATAGTTTTACTGAAGAAGAGGTTACTGAGATCAATAAAATGGTCGATGAGTTAGCTTCCCGTAGAAAAAATAAGAATGCGTACGATGATTTGATAGAATTTTGCAAAAGAATGCAGCCAGATTACATTGTAGGTAAACATCACCGCATTTTGGCGGATATGTTGATGGGTTTAGAGAATGGAACCAAGGATCGTACCTGTGTAAACATCCCTCCTAGGCACGGAAAGTCACAATTAGTGTCAATTTTCTTCCCAGCGTGGTTTTTAGGGCGAAATCCAGACAAAAAAGTGATGATGGTGTCGCATACGACCGATTTAGCGGTAGATTTTGGTCGAAAAGTGCGTAATTTACTGGGTTTACAGGACTATAAAGACATATTTCCTACAGTACAATTAGCTACAGATTCTAAGTCTGCAGGGCGTTGGAACACCAATATGGGCGGTGAATACTACGCATGTGGTGTAGGATCGGCACTAGCTGGTCGTGGTGCACACCTATTATTGGTAGATGACCCACATTCTGAGCAAGATGTTATTAATGGTAACTTTAGTGTGTTTGAAAAAGCGTACGAATGGTTCACATTTGGTGCTCGTACACGTTTGATGCCCGGTGGTAGGGTAGCAATTATCCAAACTAGATGGCACATGGATGATCTAACGGGCCGTGTAGTTAAGGATATGAGTCAGAATGACAAATCTGACCAGTATGAAGTTGTGGAGTTTCCTGCAGTTCTTGAGGTAGAAGATAGTGAAACTGGAGAACTTATAGAAAAACCGTTGTGGCCTGAGTTTTTTGATATGGCGGCGTTGGAACGTACAAAAGCGTCAATGCCGTTGTTCCAGTGGAATGCACAGTATCAGCAGCAGCCAACAGCAGAAGAAGCGGCTATTGTAAAAAGAGAGTGGTGGCAGATATGGGAGAAAGAAAATCCTCCTATGTGTGAGTATATTATTATGTCACTGGATTCTGCAGCAGAAAAACATAATAGGGCTGACTTCACTGCGCTAACTACTTGGGGTGTATTTTTCAATGAAGAGACAAATGCACATAACATCATACTATTAAATAGTATAAAAGAGCGTTTAGAGTTTCCTGAGCTAAAAGAATTGGCTATGGAACAATATACGATGTGGGATCCTGACGCGTTTATTGTAGAGAAAAAGAGTTCAGGTGTTGCATTGTATCAAGAAATGCGGAGAATGGGGCTTGTTATACAAGAGTATACCCCTCACCGTGGATCTGGTGATAAACTAGCAAGACTAAATTCTGTATCTGATATTATCGCATCTGAACTTGTTTGGGTACCACAGACGCGCTGGGCAGAAGAAGTTATAGAAGAAATAGCGGGATTCCCATTTATGAGTAATGATGACTTGGTGGATTCTACAATTATGGCGCTTATGCGGTTTAGGCAGGGCGGATTTATACGGCTACCTTCAGATGAGCCAGAAGAAACTAAATACTTCCAAAGAAGAAGTGTCGGATATTATTAGAGGTTAAACGATGGCTATTGAGAAAAGTTTGCAGACTGAAGCTCCTGAAGGTGAGAACCTAACAGGGGAAGAGTTAGAGATTGAGATTATAAACCCTGATGCGGTTATTTTAGATGACGGTAGTGCTGAAGTTATCTTGATGCCGGGTGATGAAGAAGAATCAGAATTTGACGCTAATCTAGCGGATGACCTAGACGAGCGTGACAAGAACATCCTTGTAGATGAGTTATTGGGGTTAGTAGAATCCGACATACAGAGCCGTAAGGACTGGGCTGATACTTACGTAAAGGGATTAGACATCCTTGGATTTAAGTATGAAGAGCGTACCGCACCGTGGGAAGGAGCCTGCGGGGTACACTCCACTGTATTAGCAGAAGCTGCAATACGTTTTCAAGCAGAGGCTATGGCAGAAACATTCCCTGCACAGGGGCCAGTAAAAGTAAAAATCTTGGGTAAAGAGACTCGTGAGAAAGAAGAAGCCGCTGAACGCGTAAAAGCAGACATGAATTACGAGCTAACAGATCGTATGGTGGAGTATCGTCCGGAGCATGAACGTATGCTATATAGCCTAGGACTTGCAGGATCGGCGTTTAAGAAGGTTTACTTTGACCCTAATATGGGTAGACAGTGTGCTATCTATATCCCAGCAGAAGACGTTATAGTGCCTTATGGAGCATCTAACATCGAAGAGGCCGAGCGTGTAACTCATGTAATGCGTAAGACTAAAAACGATTTACGTAGACTGCAGGCTAATGGTTTTTATTCTGATATAGACATGGATGACCCAGCGCCGTATCAGACTGATATTGAAGAGCGTAAGGCTGAAGAAGCTGGGTATCAGTTAAACAGTGATGATCGCTATACGTTATACGAAATCCATGCAAACCTAGTCATCGAAGGTATTGATGATGAAGAAGACCTAGCTAAACCATACGTAGTCACCATCGAGCGTAGCACAGGTGAGCTACTATCTATAAGACGTAATTACGAAGAAGACGACGAACTAGAAATGAAACGTCAGCATTTCGTACATTACGTATATGTGCCCGGATTTGGCTTCTACGGCCTTGGACTGATACATATAATAGGTGGGTACGCTAAAGCAGGAACGTCGATTATACGGCAATTGGTGGACGCTGGTACACTATCTAACCTTCCGGGGGGTCTAAAATCACGTGGTTTACGCATTAAAGGTGATGATGAGCCTATCGAGCCGGGTGAGTTTAAAGACGTAGATGTGCCATCAGGTAGCATACGTGACAACATTATGCCGCTACCATATAAAGAGCCTAGCCAAACCCTACTAGCGCTACTTAATCAGATTACTACAGAAGGCCGCAAACTAGGTGCAGTGGCTGATATGGACATCTCTGATATGTCTGCGAACGCGCCAGTTGGTACTACACTAGCTTTATTAGAGCGTACATTGAAGCCTATGGCTGCTGTACAGGCTCGTGTGCATTATGCGATGAAGT